GCGCTTCTTCAAATCGATCTTGCGGTCGCTTAATTTCATGAAACCACCATGGTGATTGCGCCAGAAAACCGGGCGGCAGTGCAGCCGCCCGGCCGCCAGGATTAGCGAGGCGAGGCGCGCTCGAGCTCGGGTTGCCCTTTTGCCTTTGCGGCGGCTGCTGCCGTGGCGGCGGCGCCCAAAGGTACCGTGCCGTCCGTTGTCGCCGGATCCTCGGTCACCGCCGAGTTGACGGCGATGTTGATGGTCCTGCGCATGATGTTGTCATTGGTGCCGAGAACCAATTCCTTCGACATCACCATGCCGCGGAAATACTGAATCGTATTGGTGCCAGGCGTCGGCGGACCGTCCGGGAGCTCGAGCTTGAAGGCATAATTGTCGTTAGTCGCCTCGGCGAGAATGGCGGCTTTCTGCCCGTCATCGGCCGGATCGTGAAAGCATTTGACGTTCATCGTGCCAGCGTCGCGCGCACCTTTCGCCTTGCGGACACGGCCGTCACCGATCGAGGCGCCCTTAACCTCGGTCGACACGTCGCCGAGGTTGCCGAGATCCTCGATCATTCCGATCTCGGTCCAGGTCAATGCCTCGAACTCCGTCACGGTATCGGTGCTGGCATCGGTTGCGGCCGAACTGATGTAAAATTTTGCTCCGTTTGTCGTCTGGATGTCGCCCATGATGGCGCATCTCCCATTGCAGATGGCCGTCTTGCGACGCGCCGGATGCTGCCGCCCACGCAGCGGAAAATGCAAAACCCGCCAGTGGGCATCTGGCGGGCGTTCGAACTCAGGTCAGGACGCGATAAGTCAGTCGTCAAACTGGTAGCGATACGGGACGATCACACTCAGCGAGAACCAGTTGCCATCATTGCTGGTGTCGTTGACGATCGGCGGCGATGGCGTGAACGACTCGATGCCGTGAAACCTGCGATCGCGGAATATGCTGGCCAGATCGTCCGCCATGCCGAGCGCGTCCGCCATCTCGACACTGCGGCGGACGTTGATCACCAGGCGCGCCGCTCCCTCCTCGAAGTAGTGCCGCGAAATGACCGGCTTGGTGCCGTTCACCACCGGATACTGCACGACCAGAAACGCCGTATGGCTGTTGTCGGGCTGGCCCGACACGATCGCCGGAATGACCGGCGGGTTGCCCGATGTGGATTCGTAGAGCCGCGCCTGAAACGCAAACTCGACCGCGGCGGACGGCATTAGCGCAGCTTCACGATGATCGCCGGATTGCGCACATCAGAACGGTCGCCGGCCTTCCCGCCAACCAACCCTCCACCTATTGCGGTCCTGTAAGAGAACGTGATCTTGGCGATATTGCCGAACCTGCGTTGCGCCAATGTGGCAACCGCCTGGTAAACACCATCCGGCGCCTGCGAGGATTTCCCGCGCTCGATCTTGCGCGCGTAAGGCTGGATATTGGTGAACACATACTCATCGGCCGGCGGCGGGTTGTTCGGGTTATCCGTTTGCACCCCGTCGGCGAACAGCTCATGCGACTTGGCATAGCGCCCGGTCAGAACCGGCGAATGCGTCTGTAGTTGTGTGGCGATCCAGGCGAGTACCTCACCGAACAGATGAAACTCGGCACGGATGACGCCATCCGGCTTGACACTAGTAAGCGGCGCGCCCTCGTTGCCGTCAACATAAACGTCATACGGCGGCGCGACACCGAGGATTTGCCTGTTCGCCTGCTGGGCATCCGTGATTGCCTCGAGCGCGAAGGCTGCAAGCAGCGCGGACTTTCCCTTGGCCCCGAGATCCTCGCGCATCATCAGGTCGACGTCGCGCACGAGCGGCTGGACGCGCATCGTCAGGCCCACGGCCTATGCCCGCACGGTGAGCTCATAGCCCACCATCACGCCCTGAACGCGGCGCGGCTTCACCTCGTAAACCGAATGTTCGATCCCATCCTGGTCGATCAGGTAGTCGCCGATCGCGACGTCAGATGGCAGACCAGCGTCGAACAATTCCTGCGCGGAGATGATCGCGGTCATGTCCTGTTGCGCGATGCCTCCCACGAGCTCGCGCCGCGCGGCAGAAAACACGCGGCCGACCGTGGCGTAGCTCGTGTCGACCAGGCTCGAGCCGCTGCCGGTGACACGACGGATCTGCACCGGCTCATCGAGATACTTGCTATAGGCCGCCTTCGCACGCGCCGGCATCATGCGAGCACCCGGCGGTACCCGTCGCGCGCCAGGCCGGCCATGATGTCGTTTGGCATGAGGTTGTCGGCCGAGGTGTCAACCCAGCGGTCGATCGTGATCACACCGGGCACCTCGACACGTTTCTCGAACGGGTCTTCGCCTTCGCTGGTGTAGTAGATGCCGACCAGGCGCGCGGCGTAGCCCTTCAGGTCCGCCGGGATCACGTCGTACCCGGCATCGTACACCACCGTTACCTGGCCGCATGGCCACTCGAGCGACGAGTAGCTCGACATGCGCACCAGCGCCGCGCCCGGAATGTCGACAACCCATTGGTCAGTTGTGAGCGCGGTCGTGTCGGTCATCACCGAGGCGATCGCCAGCACCGGCCACCGTGCCAGCAACAATTTATAGGTCTGGTTGCCTGGCCAGATCCGAAAGCTTTGCGAAAGCGTCTCGGCCTTGAGCGTCAACGGCGCCTCGCCGCGCAACGGCGTGAGCGATGCGTCATAGCCGGCCTTGGCAATGCCGCATGCGCCCGCAAGTGCAGCCGATGCCTGCAGGCCGAGCGTTGCCAGCCGAGCATCCTGGCTGGTATCGCCCGCCGGGAGCCCGGCCGCGGCGCGCAGCTCGGCCTGGTCGAGCAATTGCAGGTCGGTCGCGGGCACCGTGACGGTGAGCACCCACGCATTGCTCATAGTGTCCTCAATGGAATTGATCGATAAGTGCCATCGGTAAAATCAACAACAATAGCGTCTGCGTTTTCTGTCACGGCTATATCGACAACCCCGCGGCCTTCCGGCCCGGACGGTCCGCGCTCGCCCTTGTCGCCCGGCTTGCCGCGCATCCCGCGCACAGTAAGCTGCGCCCAGCCGTCGCCCGGCAGCGGCCCCGGTTCGTCACACAGCGCCAGCCACGAGCCGCCGTCGTGCGCGACGACATCGCCCTCCGCGTAGACTTGCTTCGGATCATGATAGCGCCGGTGGCGCCATTGCCGCGCATTGGTGCCGGCTACTCCCGCAGGGCCGGGCGGACCGGCAGGCCCTTCCGCGCCAGGCGGGCCCGCCGGTCCCGGCTCACCGGGAGGGCCGGCAGGCCCCGGCGCGCCGTCCACGCCATTGCGCAAGTGCGCGGTTGCCGCCGCAACCTTCAACTCAATGATCGTACCATATTCATCGATCCGCTCGCGCAGCCGCGCCATGTCGGCGGCAATCACCATGTCGGCCGCGGCGCGCGCCTTTTCCTCGGCAACCACCACCTCGGCCACAGCGCGCATCAGCGCGCGATCAGGCTGCGCGGACATCGTCCATCTCACGTTGAATGTGGAATTTGTAAACCGCGGTCTGCTCGCCCTCGTCGAACGACGAGGTCGTCTGCTGGTCTGCCGCCGTCTCCGCCGGCTGCGTTGGCGGGGGAGCTGCGGCAGCCGGCGGAGCAGGCGGCGTCAACGCAAACGACAGTGGCACCACCTGTTGCTGGACGCGCGGTTCCACGCCCGCGCCATCTTTGACGGAGGCGTATCCCTCGAGCGCGCGCGCCTCGTCGGGCGAATAGATGCCGCCCAGGACACCCGCAGCCAGGCCGTCAATCCGTTCCTTGAACATCGATCGCCGCAACACGTACGTGTCGAACTCGGTCCATTCCCGGCCGGTCGGCACATCGTTGAGGCCGATAAATTTGTCGAACGCCGTCTCGATATGGTTGATCACGAAGCCGAGGCCCGATGCGAGCCATTCGGCCATGATCGCCTCGGCGCTTTTGTTCGTAACCGGCTGATGCAGCCCGAGCAGGATCGCCGGCACGCCAAACACCGACGCGATCTTGGCGTCGGTGAGTTTCTGTTGCTCGACTATCTGCGCGTCCGCGGCCGAGATTGAAATCGGCTGAAACTTCAGCCCGTGGGAAAGAATCGGCACACCACCGGCATTCATTCCCTTGGATTGTTCGTTCCAGCGCTCGCGCAGTATTTCCATATCCGGCTGCTTGAGCGGCAGATCAGTCGTCAGCACACCAGACGGACGGCTCATGTTGCCGGAAAACGCCGCGGACGATGCATGGATCGCATTGTCGGTTGCGAGCTCGGGCGCGAGTGACGACAACCAGGTCTCACCGATCAGGGGATTGCGCGGCGTGGCAAGCTTGACGTGCAGCACGTCGCGAGCCGGCACGATCAGCGAATTGCCCGCCAGGCTCGGAAGGTTGAGCAGCGGGTTTTCGCCGATCTCATAAAATATCTCGCCGTAGACCTGCCCGTAGACCTTGACCTCGCGCACCCGGCACATTCTCGGGTTGGTCCAATGCAGCGCCACGACTTCCTGGCGCGAATTGCGTTGCGCGACCCAGTAGGAATTGCCCGCGTAAAGCAGCGAGCGCACCAGATGCACCAGGAAATCGGATGTCGTCTGGTAATCGTTCGGCGAGCGCAGCAGCCGCGACAATGCCGATGTGGTGATGTTCTCGGTGCCGCCGTCGTCAAGTTGCCGCTTGTGATAACCGGGTAATTGCGCGATCGCGCGGACGTATGCCCACACGCACGCCTCAACGGTCGAGGATCCGCCTCCCGGCAACAATGGATCGTAATCCATCTGCCAGAAATTGAGATATTGGCCCCATGACGACGGCAGC